TCACTCCGGCAGCTCTGCCAGTTTCACTTCGAGTTGCAAGCGGTTGGTGTAGCCCTGGTCGGTGAGGTCGTGTACCACCTGGGTGAGTAGCCAGTCAGCCTCGTCGATTTGTGGTTTGAATCCCCTGACCGTGGTGGGTTGTTCCGGGTAGAGTTCGGGGCGGCCTTTGGCCAGGGTGATCTGAAACTCGGCCACGCCGCGCTGCAGCTTTTCCCACTCAGCCCGGGCGGCGCGCATTGCGTTGCTCTGGTTGGCGTAAACGTGGCGCAGCTCCTTGACGTTCTCACTGTCGCCAACCAGCAGCTCGTTCTCCTTCTTGTTGACCACCACGCCCGGCGGTAGCGGCCGTTCCTCTTTCGGTTTGGTCTTTCGCTTGCTCTTCACCTCGATTTTCTTCTTCTCGGCGGCTTTGTTGTCTTGCCAGTAGGCGATGACACCGGTGTATGCATCGCGGTCTGCCACCGAGAACTGGTGCTGATCGCCGTCCTGGCGGGTGATGCTGATGGCAGGGAGAGGCTTGCCGCTGACGGTGGTGCCGTTGCCCGCCTTGATAAACATCAGACGGCCTGATTTGACGGTGGCAATGGCATCCTGCTCGGTTGCCAAGCGGGTGAGAAAGGCCAGATCGCTCTCGTTGGTCTGGTCGATGTGGTCAATCACCATCCCCTTGAAGGCTTCGTCGACGGTCGGTGTCAGGCCATAGCGGGCGGCCAGCTGTTCCACGATGGCGCCGATGGTTTCGAAGTGCCAGCTTCGCTCGCGCAGTTTGTTCATGCCCCCGCGCAGATCCGCTGATTTGCCCCGGATGGTGAGTACATCCGGTGCGCCGCCGTGTTCCACCTCGTCAATTTTGAAGGTGCCTTTATCGACCAGGGGGCCGCCTTGCCAGCCGATGCTGGCTTGAAGGGTGGCTCCACGGCGCGGCATGGCCAGCTTGCCGTCGCTGTCATCGAGGGCGATCTCGATGGTGTCGGCCGAAAAGCCCCGGTTATCGGTGATGGTCATGTGCATCAGGCGTGGGCGCAGGGTGCCCGAGATATCGCTGCCATCGACCAGTACCTGATAGGCGGGCGCCGGATGTTGCTGGCGCAGGGCATCCAGTTGGCTGGTGATGCCAAGGTTTTCAGCCAAGCGGGTACCGAACTGGTCGAATGCCCCCATCAGAGCAGCCCCCCGAGTTTGCCGCCTACGGTGTTCAGCAGCTTGCCAACGCCCAATCGACCGAGCAGGTTGCCCGCAGTGCGCCCGAGCAGGGTGTTGCCGAGGGAACTGTCGTTGTCATCGACCCGTTTTAGCTTGATGCTGAACTCAATTTTTCGGGCGCTGCCATCCTGGAAGAACTCGCTGCGGGTGGTGCTGATCCCCTCTATCACGAACGAGCCACGCATCACGCCATCCCCCTGGATCAGGGGGAAGGCTTGGCCGCTGTCGCCCATGCTATTGAGCATGTCGAGGGAGACTGGCCCGCCGGTGAGCTCTGGATAGAGTACCCCGCTCAGGGTGCTGAGCTCGTCATCAGGCCCGAGGTACTGATATGAGGGGCGGGCACCGACCCGGTTATTGCCCGGGTGGCGCCATGATTTTTCGTCTTGTTGGGATTGCGGGGCTACGGTCGAGCGCATAAACACGAACCAGCCCAGGGTCATCATCATGGTGGTTGCTCCTTAGTTGCGGTCGGTCAGGGAGGCGCGGCCACTGGCGGCCGCCTGCCGTTCGCGTCGATCCAGTTCGCGGCTCACCTCTTTCGCCACATCGGCACCGGACTGCCCTGGTTGCTGGACGATGCTGATCGGGGCGTGGATCTGGGTGGTGCTGTTGCCTCGGGCCACTGGTCGCACCGGGGTAACGATGCGCGGACCATAGCCCGAAGCGCCCGCCGTGGTCGAGGTGTTGTAGTTACCGGTGAGGTATCCGGACGGATTGACATTGGCGGTGACCGAGCCGCCCCCCTTCATCCAGTCCGGCAGCAGGTCTGTGAGGGCTTTGATCTTATTCTTCAAACTCTCCCACTTGGCACTGATGCCACCAATCAGGCCGTCGATGATGGCCTTACCCTTGTTGGCGGCGCCTGCTGGCAGGGTATCGAAGAAGGCCCAGATCTCGTTCCAGTGCATGATCAGCATGCCGATGGGGGTCCATGAGAAGAGCTCTTTCAGGAGTTCCCAGAAGGCGAGAGCAGGGGCCTTGCACTGGGCCCATAGGTCGCTGAACCATTTGGTGACCCCATCCCAATTTTTGTAGAGCAGGTAGGCCCCGGCCGCGATTGCCACAATCCCCATGATGAACCAGCCGATCGGGGTGGTGAGCATGGCAAACCCGAGCCTGACCATGCCCATGGTCAGCGCCTTGATGAAGGCCAGCAGCGGGCCGCCATAAACCAGCAGGGTCGAAAGCCCCATCTTGATGGCGGCCAGTGGCCCCAGCAGACCGGCCACAATCAGCAGCAGCGATCCGCCAGCAGCAGCCGTTACGGCGGTGACCGCCGCGATACGGGTCAGGGTCGAGGTCAGCTCTGGGTTGGCTCGCATCCAGTCACCACTGACCTGGATGATCTCGGTGACGCGCTGGATAATGCCACGCAGTGGGCCGTTTTCGGTCTCCATCATCTGGATCCCTACGTCATCCCAGGCGGAGGTGAGGTTGTCCAGGTCGCCGATGGCGTTATCGGCCATCACCTTGGCGACCTTGCCCGCTTCCCCCTGGGTTTGCTTCAAGGTGGCGATCAGCTCCTGCAGCTTGCCGGAACCGGCCTGCTCGGTCAGCACGGTCAGGGCGGCAAATGCCTCTTCGCCAGCGATGGCCTTGAAGTAGCCCGAGCGGGTGGCGTCCCCCATCTTGCTGGTTTTCTTGTAGAGCTCGTCCAGGATATCTGGCAGCGAGCGCAGGTTGCCCGCCGCATCGGCGGTCTTGACGTTGAGGGCAGCCAACGCATCGTTAGCGGCCTTGGGCGGAGAAGCCAAGCGGCCGAGAATGGCCCGGATAGCGGTACCGCCCATGCTGCCCTGAATACCCGCATCTCCCAGCTTGCCCGCCATGGCGGAGGCGGTTTCAAGGTCAACCCCGAGCCCTGCCGCCACCGGCCCCACGTATTTCATGGTTTCGCCCAGCATCTGCAAGTCGACGTTGGCGCGGGTGAAGGTGCCGACCATCACATCCCCCAAGCGGGTCATCTGGTTGGCCGGTAACTTGAAGCCGGTCAGGATGTTGGATCCGATATCGGCTGCGGCAGCAATCTCGACGCCGCCCGCCTTGGCGATATCGAGCACCCCGGGCATGGCATCACGGATTGCCTTGGGGGTGAAACCGGCCATGGCCAGAAAGCCTTGGCCCTGCGCGGCTTCGCCCGCCGTGAAGGCGGTATTGGCGCCGAGCTCCCGCGCCTGAGCCCGCAGGGCGGCCAGTTCACGGCTCTCTTTGCTCAGCCGGGTGATCGCCTGCACCTTGGACATATCGACATCAAAGCCCATCGCCTTGCCCGCGATATTGGTGCCCTTGTAGATGGCGGCGGCCCCGGTGGCCATGCCCGCAGCGCCATAGCCCGCCAGAGTGCCGCGCATAGACATGGTTTTGTCGTAGTTGGCTTTGATCTGGTTGAGGCGCTTTTGTTGGTCGGCCAGTTGCCCCAGCTTGGCCCGTTGCTGGTCGAGCTGGCTGTTGGCGGCAGCAAGATCGCTCTTGAGCTGGCGCTGGTGCTGGCCCAGCTGTCTGGTGTTGATGCCTGCCTCGCCCATGGCCTGTTTCAGGCTGCCATGACGGGCGACCATTTCCCGCTCTTGCTGGGAGAGGTCGCGCACTTTCTGCTTGGCTTGCTCCATGGCGCGGGACATGGCCTTGGTCGGTTGCTCGACCTTGGCAAACTGCTGGGCCATCTGCTGGGCGTCGCGCTGGGCTTGGGTCAGCTGGGCGCGGGTTGCGCCAATCTGCTGGCCGAGGGTGCGATAGCCATCAATCTGGCCGCTCTGGGCTTCCAGCTCCTTGATGCGCTTTTTCGTGTCGACCAGGTCTTTGGCGGTGATGCGGCTCTGGCCGCTGGCTGCCTTGAGGGGGGCGGTGAGCTTGTCGATCCCGTTAAGCAGGATTTGCAGTTTGAGAGGGTTCATTGTTGTTCTGCCCCGTTGATGCGGTTGTGAGTCTCAACGAGGCGTTGGTGCCAGCCCATCAGCTCGCTGATCTCCATGACCGCCATCTCGGACGGCGGCCAGTGGGCGATGATGGCCAGATCGGCCATCACCTCGTCTACGCAATGAGGTAGGCCATTCTCTTCGGTACCAAAAAAGCGCTTACCTCGCTGCCCAGTTGCATCAGGTCAGCCGGATCCATGTTGCCGATCTCGGCTTCGGTCAACATGGGGGTGGTGATGCGGGGCAGCAGTTTGGTGAGGGCGTTGACGTCCATCTGCACCACATCGGTCATATTGAGGCCGCGCATTTCGCCCGCCTTGGGTTTACGCAGCTGGATCTCGGTGATGGTGGTGTCGCCGCGCTGGATGGCTTGGTCGAGGGTAACGGTTTTGTTTTCCATGGTCTGGGTTCCTGGTGATGTGGTGAGGGCGGCACTTATTGGTTGGATAAGGACCGCCCATTGGATGAGGGAAGGGGTTAGAGGCCGAGGGCTTTGCGGTGCTCGGCCATGCGGTCGACGCCATCGGGGCCGATCTCAATCATGTTGATGAGGTCGATTTCATGGATCACCTGACCGTTGATGGTCTCCTTGTAGTAGGTGTTGACCATGCCTACCTTGGCCTGGGAGTTGTCACCGGCCTTGAGGGTGCCGCGGTCGAGCTCTTTGAAGCGGCCACGGCAGATGATCTCGACGGGTACCACCTCGGCGGTGTCGTCGCCCTGTACCGAGCCGGCAAAGCGCACCATGGTGCCGTCGGCCTTGGGTTCCCCCATGCAGCGCAGCAGGGGCTCGCCATAGCCGCCGAAGGTGAACGAGACATCGAGGGCGCTGTCATCGAATCCCATGTCGATGTTGACGGCGCCGCCCATGCCGCCGCCGCGATAGGCTTCAAACTTGCGGGTCAATTTGGCCGGGGTGAAATCTTCTGCTTCACCCACCCAGTTCTCGCCGTTGAGAAAGACGTTCAGGCGTTTGAGTTTGCGTGGCAGTGCCATGGGGGCTCCTTATGCTGCGGCCGCGACGCGGGCGCCGAAGTCGATCAGGTAGTGGTCGGTGATGCGCTGGATGAAACCGAGGTCTTCGAGCGGCGGCACCGGGGTGTAGTTGTAATCAATGCGCAGCTTGCCCGCCTTGAGGGTGTCCTTGTCGTTGAGCTCCTCGTTGTACCAGCAGTCAAACCCGAGCAGATAACCGCCGTTCACCAGCTCGCGCCCCTTGGCCTTGATCCCTTCGACGATGTCTTTGACCAGGGAAGGGTGCAGCGGCTTGTCGTTGGCCCACATGTGCGCCTCGGCCATGGTGTCAGCCAGGATCTGGGCGGTGCGGGTGTAGTTCTCGAAGGCGAACAGGGGATCGTCTGAGCAGGTGCGGTTGCCCCAGTAGCGAAAGCCGTCAGAGCGGATCAGGGCGGTGACTTCGTTGGCGTTGAGCAGGCCGACCTCGGTGTCGGGGTCTTGCAGATCCCAGAACAGGTTTTTGGTGATGCCATCGACCCCGGTCACGCCGACGTTCGACAGGGTCTTGTGCCAGCCAATTTCTTTGTCGATCAGTGCCCGCATGGCGGCGGCCTTGAGGCAGGCATCGAGCTTGATACTGGCATTGGCGGCAATGTCCCACGCCGTCCAGTCGGCATGCACCAACATCAGCTCACGGCTGGAGAAGTTTTCACGGTAGGCCAGCGCGGCTTCGACGGTCTCGGCGATGGTCGGCACGTAGGCAAAGGCGCGCAGCTTTTTGGCCATGCCCGCCAGCGCAGTGGATACCGGCAGGGTGCAGTTGTCCGGCACGCAGAGGATGCGCGGCTTGACGCCGGTGGCCGGGGTGGCTCGCTCCAGCGCCTTGAGGCCGGTATAGCTGCCATCGGGCTTGATGGTGCCGATGATGTTGCTGGTCAGCGCTGCCGCGTCAGCCCCCTTGGCTACGCGCACGGCGATAACGATGGTGTTGACGGTGTCATAGATGGTTTGCAGCGAGCGCTTGAGATTCCCCTCGCTGCCCGCCTTGGCGATGGCCGCCGGCAGGTTGGCGATCAGCACAGGCTTGTCGAGGGGGAAGTAGGTGGCGTCGGCGTCTTCGCTGGTGCAGACCATGCCGATCACCGCCGTGGCGACGGTGCGGATGGTGCGGGTACCGTCGGTCGCTTCGACGACGCGCACGCCGTGGTGAAATTGGTCCAGTGCCATAGGTTCTCCTGTTGTCCGGGCGGAGCATTCTTTGCGTAGGTAATGCAGGTGATGTGAACAGGGTCAGGATGCAGGGGCAGGGGATGGCAGGCGAGCGGCGCCCAGTGTATCTGGCGTGGATACACTGGATGGGCGGTGACAACGGGGTAACGGATGGCAGTAACGAAACACCCCGCACAAGGCGGGGTGTTTCGTTAGATGATTTTGTCCGGTGCGGTTGGCCACTGCGGCGACTCTGGCCAGCCGGCTTGCTCCGACACCAGCGTCAGCTCGTATCGGTAACGCTGCCAGTCGGCCAGCAACTGCGTGTGCTCTGTCTTGGCATAACCGCCATCGACCGCTGGTTTGATGATGGCGATCTGTTGGTTGGCGGTGGTGATGCGGGCAGACTGCTCAGCAGTGGCGATTTCATGAGCTGACGGCGGGACGGGATCCACCAAATAAGGAATCCCATCTTTAAATGCGATAAATTTTCCGCTGGATTGACCTGCCAGCAGTCTAGCTCGCTCAGCCTTTGATATTTCCATAGCGTCTACGGGAATATCTTTCCCATGTATGTCGGTGTCATAAAATCCACCGGTAGATTCGGCACAGTAAATCATGCTCTCTCCTTATTTTCCTATCAGCAATAGATATGCCGTCGATACGTTTGTGCCACCATTTGTGACACTGCATGTGGTTACTCCTGGCCCCACACCGAAAGGAACGCAGTTCGCTGGCGTAGAGGAACCAGATGTAGCGAATGCTCCGAACGCCCCGTTCTGGAATGCCAGAGGGTATGTGAATGTGGCTGTCCCGCTAGCTGCAATACCACTCACTAGTCCCCACTGTATGATAAGTCCGCCCATCCATGTCGGAAACGTGATGTACCCGACTGGAGCTAGTAGTGCCGAGAATCCGGCCCGCAGTTTTTTTGGCGTCACCGCCACATCATCGGCGGTGCCTGCATCGATTTGTGCCTGGGTGGCCACCTTCATCATGCCGAGTACGGTTTCTGATGCCTGCTTGACCCATGCCATCAGCTTCTTGGCGGTGACAAATTTGGTGTCATCGGTACCGGCATTCACCTCTGTCTGGGTGGCGATCTGCGCTTTACCTTTCACGGCTTCGCTGGCAGTGGCGACGGTCACCGCACCGGTCATGCCATCCACCGATTGCACCGAGTCAGTCGGGGTGAGCAGTTCTTGCCAGTTGGCCAGGGTGGCGGCGCCCGCTACCCGCAGGATGAAGCTCTTGTTGAGGTCTGTTCGCACGGCGATATCCCCGACTTCGGCGGTCAGGGCCAGCATGGCGGCTTGGGTGTTGACGACAAAGGTATCGGTGATGGCTGTGGCCGGGATCTGATTGACGGGGACCTTGCCACTGCCATCGAGTGTTGCCACCCCATTGGCTGCGCCTTTTTGTGCGCTGGGAACCGCATCGGTGATGCCATAGCCCGCCAGGGTGGTGGGGTTGCTGCCGGCGGTGATGTTACCCTTGGCATCGACAGTGACCGAGCGATAGGTGCCCGCCACCACTCCTGAGTTTTTATAGGTGGCGGTGATGGTGATGTTGCCGCTGCCATCAAATGCCGCCTGACCGGTCACATCGCCAGCCAGGGCGATATTACGGGCGGTGCTGAGCTTGTTGGCCTTGCCGGCGGCCGTGTTGCCCCCTTCGATATCATCGACGTGTTTTTTCAGGTAGGCGGTACGGTTGGCCAGCGCTTGTGCCTGCTTGTTGGAGATGCCGCCCGGGCCGCCCAGCACCGGATCACCGGTTTCGAGTTGGTAGATGCCAGCCTCCCAGCTGACGACCTCTTGTAAATTCGCCATATCACGAGGCTCCGTGGTTGTAGTTGCCGTTGTAGGTTGCGGCGCCGTTGTAGGTAACGGGCGCCCTGGTGTAATCGAGCGCGGAGAGGTGGCAGCGGGCCGGGGCCATCTCTGCCAACAGGCGCTTGATGCGGTTGGCCTGTTCGGTGGTGACCGGGCGAGTCAGGATGACCCGATAGACTGCCCAGCGGGTCGGGTCGCCATGGGGTTCGTTGCCGTTGTAGCTGAGTGTGCCGTCATAGCGGCGGCCGGTGGCGCGCTCGATGATGGTGCTGTCGCCAAAGCCCAGCACGTTCAGCGCCTCCTTGATGGCCCACGGGGTACCCTTGCGCTGATGTAGCCGGAACGAGGCTTTGATCAGCGCCCGCTGCTGGTCTTCCGATTCCGCCAGCTCCCACCAGTCCACCGAGCGGGCCCATGCCAGCCAGGGCAGCAGTGGCGCAGGGCAGGTGTCGGCAAAGCGGGTTGAGGTAATGACTTCTGGTGTCAGGTTGTAGGCCAGCGCGGCGGCGGTCAGGTGCTCCAGACGGGTTGCAGAGGGTGGCAACAGATCCCGGGTTGCCGGGGTTGCCAGTGGCAGGCGATGCACCTTGTGCGACCCCATGCCACCGGCATCGACCCCTTGGCTCGCCAAGCGAGTGATGGTGGTGAACGGGCCTACCAATGGGGGAGCTAGTCCATCGTTTGCCAGGGTGATGGTCAGGGCTGGCTGGGTTGCTGTTGGCAGGGCTGGCGCCATTGGGTAGATGATCTGGGCGTACTTGGCGATCGGTGTGCCCATGGCGCCGGTACAGGCGGTTTCCACCTGCGCCAGTTTGGTTTTCAGCAATAGCGCACCTGGCTGACCGTCAGTCAGATCACCGATGGTCTGTCGCACCTTGGCCTTGTGGCTGCCGATGACGCCGAGAGCGAACCCTGCCGGAGCCAGCCGTTGCTGAATGGTCGGCGCCTTGATGGCATCAGGCCGTATCCCGCCGGTAGCGAGCCGGGTTCTGACTCCCGCCATGCCGACCATTCCCGCATCAAGCCCGACAAGGGTTATCTGTGTTGACATGTCAGCCGCCCCCATGGCGAGCAGATCGCCCATTGTTGCAACCGTGGCCCGGATGGTCGTCGCGGGTTCACCCTGTGCGCCATCGGTAATCGCGATGGCCCTGGCGCGGCTGGTCAGCTTGTTGGTCCCGGCTGCAAACTGGCTGATCCCGGTTGGCTTCGCGCGCTGGATGAGCGATGCCATTCCGGCTTGGCCTGCTTCTATCCCTGCCACTGTCAGGCCGACACTGACCCCGGCAATGGCCTCCGGCGCTGGATCATCCGGGCCTTGCACTGTACCCCGATAGAGAGCTGCCCCGTCATGTGACAGGGTGCCGTCGTGATAGGTGAGTGACCCGCACCAGACGGGATAGAGGGTTGCCATCAGAGCTTGAAGATCTTATTGGGGCCGTTATCCCAGGCGATGATGATGTCGCCGCCGTTAGTGCTGACCGGCAGGCCCGCCGCCGTATCAAACAGGGCGATCAGCGGGCTGGTCGCGGCGTTGCCGGTGTCTTTGTAGATAGCGCAGTAGTTGACGTTGGCAGTTGGCACGGCGGTGAAGGTGACATCGGCCGCATCGAGCACGCCTGCGGCCACGGTTTTGCTGGTGAGGGTTTGCGGGGTGCCGACCACATGGGCCGAGATCCCGCTGTAAAACTCATCGCTGGCGAGGGTCGGTGAATAGGTGCTCTTGAGCAGGGCACACTTGAGGGTGTCGGCACTGGCATTGATGGCGCCGGTGAGAAACTTCTCGCGGCCTTTGTCATAGAGGGCGTTTGCCATGGTGGTGTCCTTAGTCGAGGGTGATGGAGGTGAGTTTGGCGGCCTGCTGTGCGCTGCAGGTGACGTCGGTCAGCGGCGCGCGCAGGGTGACGCTGTCGATCCCCGGCTGGTGCAGAGCGGCATAGATGGCGGAAAGCGGGACGGTCGCCCCGACCCGGTAGTAAGCGGCTGCCGTTTTGGCCATTGCATCTTTCGCTGCGGCAATGGCCTGCTCTTTACCCAGGCCGATGGCGTTGAGGGTGGCATCGATGGCATAGGGTTTGATCTGGGCCGGTTCGACCGCCACCAGATCGCAGAGCGGGCGCACGTCTTCGGCAGAGAGCGCCTGCTCGACCAGATTGAGGGTGTCGGCGCTCGGCTGGCCTGCCGGTGAGAGGATGGTCACTCTGACGGTGCCCGGGGTGGGACTGTCGACGGCGACATCGGCCACCTCGGCACTGGCCGAGAGGGCGTGGAACTTGTAGGCATTGACTGGACCCGCCGTGGCCATGCCCTCATAGGCCATTTGGCAGCGCATGCGCAGGCGGTCATCAGATTCATACACCGGCTCGATGGGCGGGGTGGCGTTGGGGTCACCCGGGGTGACCAGCAGGCGTTCGAGTTCGTACTCACCGGCCACATGGTCAAGGGTGGTGCCACTGGCAAAGGCGAGCAGGGTCTGCTTGGCGGCATCGTTGATGCGGGCCCGCAGGATCATTTCGTTGTAGGCGTTCTCCTGCAGCAGCTTGTTGAGCGGTTCGGATTCAAGTTCCAGCGTGGCAGCGATGGCCGCCTGCTGGTCTGCCGGGTAGTAGCTGATCAGGGTGGCTTTGCGCTTGGCCAGGATGGCCTCAAAGTCGAGAGTTTCCTCGACTTCCGGTGGTGGGAGCTGGGTCAGGTCTACATTGCTCACTGGGCGGCTCCTGTCGGAATGGGGATGGTTGCAGACTCCAGCACGCCGCCATCTTTGCGCCGCCAGGTGAGCTCGATGGTGAGGGCACCATTCATGCCGCCGCCCAGTACATCGACGCGGGTGACGGTGATGCGCGGTTCCCAGTTGATAAGGGCTTGCACAGTGGCGGCCATCAGGCGCAGGCGGGTGGCTTGATGCTGTGGCATGTCGATGAGGTAAAAGAGCTCGCTGCCGTAGTCGCGGCGCATCACCCGCGAACCCACCGGGGTGATAAGGATGTCGCGCACCGACTGGATGATGTGGTCGGTGGCGCTGATGGCGCGGCCATTGGTTGCATTCATGCCGAGCCAGTTCATACCGGGCCCCCTGATGTGCCATCGCCCGGCTGCACGTTTTTGTGGCTGTGCTCTGTCACCTCGATGTCGCCCACCTTGGCGGTGTTACAGATGAGGCGCTTGGCCTGCAGCAGGTTAGTGCAGATGGTCTTGGGGGTATCGAGAGTCACGCTGACACTGGCGGCGATAGTGGCCTGCTTGATGCCGATGGCGTTGAGCGCCCCGGTTGCCGGGTTGTATTCGATGACGGCGCCATCGGCGTATTCGGTGCGGTCGAGATCCGGGTTGTCATCTTCGGCCAACGGCTCGGGGAATTGGTCTGCATTGAGGCGGCCGACGATATAGGCATTGCGCAGATCGCCGCTGACGGAGAGCAGGATCACCTGCTCGCCCAGGCTCAGGCGGTGGCGGGTACGGTTAGCCCCGGCCCTGTCTGTGGTGTAGGGCCGCCAGTTGGTGGTGATGTCGCCGGTTTTGACGCGACACTCCCCTGAGCGCACGGCGGTAACAGTGCCAATGCGGATCAGGTTGTCGAGCAGGCGTTTGAGTTCGGTTGGGGTCGGTTGCATGGGGCCATTGTTTTGGGCAATGGCGGGTAAGGCGAGGGGCTGCTAGTGTGCCATTTGTTGGCACACTAGCAGGGGGATTATTTGATGAATCTAAACTAGTTGGTTTTTACTGACTTAAAGAGAGCTGTTATTTGGTCTATGCCATCAAAAGTGGCGGGCAAATCACCTTCGTTGGACACAATGCCTGCGAATATAACACTCTCGAATCTATCTAAAGTTATATCACTATTTTCTTTTATCTTAGCTGCGTAGTCTGAATAATGCATAATAAATCTACACAGGGTCATTCTTAATTCAATTTGCAATAGTTGAGCGCAAACCGATTTGTAATTAAAGAGCAGGACTCGAAAAAGATAAAGCAAAATGGCAATGTAAGATATCGTGGGAAATAAAGATGTTATAGTGTAAACCAAATCAGGAGATTCATTTTTACTGACTTTATTTTCCAAGGGTTTATTTGAACTGCCATTCAAAATTAGCTCGTAACTCAGGCTAGATAGTCTCAGCTCTTGTTCATGCTTAAATGTTGAGTACATCTTATATACCAACGGTGACATTATAAGGAGTATAGATAAGACCATCATGCCAATCAGGTTGCTTCTCTCTTTCTTCTTTTGCTGGTGTAATAAATTAAATCCATCATATAAGCCAACAAAATTGAATGCATTTTCATATTTCTCTATAGAGGCTTTCAAAGCCTCTGCTTTTTCTATTTTTTTTGTGAGAGTGTTTTCCCAATCAGCCGTCAAAACCTTTGCATTTTCTATCGTCGCATTTATATGCTTTAAGTTTTTTATTGCAGGATCATTCATCATTGCCTTAAAAAGATACGCGGGTAAATCACGAGTTGAAAATGTGATGTTTGAGGCCGGTTTTGTTTCAAACCTGTCTACATTATTTTTAGTAAACGCAATTGCTTCAAAAAGTTCAGGTTCAAATTCTGCATTTGATAATAAAAATCCCTCATAAATGAATCTAAAGTTCATTGCATATGCCAATTGAAATAGCTCATTAAATTCATTTTTAATAGGAAATATTCTTCCTAAAAGTGAGATAAATCTCTCCCCAAGAATTTTTATGCTAAAGCTACTATGCTCATCCCAAAAGCTAGGATTAGCAATAATTGCTTCAAGCATTGTTTTAAAATTAATTACCATTTCGTATTGAAAAGATGTTTCATCTATGGAATTTAAAACTGTTGGTAATGAATCGTGGGCTTCACGGAGAATTTTTAAGTTTTTGTGTTCAGAGAAAAAATTCATTTGCACACCAATATAAAAAATAAAAGTGAAAGCCACATCATACCCTAAATGAAGGCTCGTGTGGGCCTTTATTTTTATGGCGCTTTTAATTGATGTAAAGCTGCTCGCGGCCTTGGTGCGGAGAGGTTTAGGCTTGTCGTTGCTACCTTGAGTTTCGGATTGTCAGGGGTGATACGTCTGTTCTACCTGATCATGGCGTAGTATAAGAGTTTTGCCATCTTTGAGCCGGTAGGCGCAGTGAGTTGTATTGCAGATGATCCTGATATGAGGGGTATCGCTTAACCAAGCAGAAGAACTAATGAAAGTGGTTATGGGGAGTGTCCCTTCAGCCAGTTGTGAAATTTCTTTCTTGGCTTGCACGGCTCCTTGGGGAATACAATAAAGTGCTGCCATGACTGCCAGCAGAGTCGGTATAACTATGATGGTAAATTTATCATAGAGGGTCGATAAAAAATCCAGAAAAAAGACAACTAAGGTAGATTTGCTTCGGCGGAGGTTATTAATTTTTTTTGTAATATAGTGTTTTAGCCATGTCTGCTGCCAGTTTTGACGTATTTTCAACCGAAAGCTTGGTAGTAACAGTAGGACAAACAAACAAATGAAAATGATGAAAAAACCTCCCAAAAGCCACATTATGTAAGGGTATATGAATTTTAGTAGGGAGATGAACCCCACCAATAAAGTTGTATCTGCTGGCAATGGAAACTCAGATATATCAATTCCATATGTATTGACATATCCGTAATGTCGAGCCATTCCCATCATATAAATGGCAGCAGTGATCAGTGGTAATGCCGTCAAAACGGTTTGAAAAAATTGCGAGGTTGGAACAGTAACTATACCTGTCACCGATTCTGGAGTGGATTGTTTACTGGTACTTATCCGTTGCTTAATTCGCTGACGTAACTCTGCTTGCTTATCCATTTTTAACCTACCATGTTCGTACTATTTGGTATCGTATAAGTCCCTGTTTGTACTGGCAAGCTCCAGTGAGATTTCACATGATCAAATGGGCACATAGTAACGTTTCCAACTGTTCCACCTCCTCAGTGGTTACCCCCAATAGCCCCCTCGCTGGATAACTGATCTCGCGGCCCTTGATGCGGTCTTTGAGTCCATATTGGTGAATGGTGGCGAGGCGATTGGCCGAGCCGACAAACTCAACCACGGCTTGATGTTCGGTGCTGGTCGCCTTGAGCCAGCGGGGGCTAACCAGATGCTGAAACATCTTGCGGCGGGTGGCACCGCGCTTTTTCGCCAGCTTCTTGAGCGGCTTGCGCGGGGTCATGGGGCTGCCATCCGGCTGGATGTTGGCCCTGATCCGTTTGCTCTGACTGGCGCGCAGGTTGCGGGCCATGTCCCCCATCAGTTGGCGACGGGCGGCCGGTGTCATGCTGGCCAGCAGAGCATCGGCCCAGCTAATCAGCCGGTTCAGGTCGTCGGTGGCCATGGCTGCGGTTCCCCGTTGATAAAGAGCTCCCAGGTGATGCCGTCATAAGGGTCTTCTGGCGGTTCTGGCAGATGTTCCCAGCCAATCCCCTGTTCGTTCTGCCATACCTTGACCCGCTCGGTCAGTTTGACGGTGATGATGAGATCCATCAGGTCGTTGGCGAGGTATTCGGCTTCGAAGGTGATGCCATCCTTGCGCTGCTCATCGTTGGTCATCAGCTCGGGCTGGTGTTGGCGCAGCCAGGCCAGCAGCGGAACCATGATCTGATCCGGGTGGCCGGCTAAGTCTTCAATGCCGATGGTGAGTGGGTATTGCCACTCGAACGAGAGGGAGCGGGCGCCGGTGCTTTCGATATTGCCCGGGGCGATAAAGATGTGCAGCTTGTCCGGGTTGGTCTTGAGGTGCGGCACGCAGCGGGTCAGCACCTCACGGATCTGTTTTGGCTTTTCCATCTTCACTCCGTTGTTGTCGTGTCTGGCAGGTGATGAGGCTATCGACCTTGGCGGCGCAACTGGCCCAGGCGGCCTCGGTCTGGCTCAGCTGGTCGAGCAAGTCGCCGTTATTGAGTGGCGCCGCCGGCGGCAGCTGGCAGGGGCTCGGGGCCGGACAAGTGAGCCTGATAATCTGCGGCGCCGGTGAGGGCGGGGCGCTGGAGCAGCCTGATAACAGGGTTAGGCAGAGGGCGATCAGCCCAAGCTCTGAGTTCGGCATTTTCACGTTTAAGCCTCTTGATGGTGTCGGCGCGGGTAGCAGCAGCCTGCGCCAGCAGGTCGAGCTGGCCCTGCAGCTGCTGCGCCGCTTGTGCCTGGGTGGTCAATTCCCGGGTGAGGGTGGCGATGGCTGTCTCTTTAAGCTGCTCGCGCCGCTCGGCCTCTCTGGTTTTCTCTTCGGCTGCCTTGAGGCTGGTTTGCAGGGTGGTGGCGTCCCCTTTGGCCTCGGCCGCCGAGCGGGCTGACCAGCCCCAGCCACCAAGGGCGACAGCCAACGCCAGCAGCAACCAGCTGAGGGGTGAGCCCAGTAGCTCACGCCACATTGGCTACCTCCTGCCCCTGATAGACCTTGGTGAAGTGCGCAAACCACTTGGCCAGCTTGGTGTCGTAGTCGTTCTCTTTAAACGCCGGGCCGTTGTAGCGGCGGGCGAAATCCGCCCACTTTCGACCCTGCAGCGCTTTGTGCATGGCGGGGTCTTGCTGGATAAAGCGGCACAGGGCGGTGAGGTGTTCGACCTCGCTGCGCTGCATGGCCGCCTGCCAGTCGCTGGCAGAGGCAAAACCCAGCGGCTGCCAGTGGTAGCCCATGATCTGGAACATGCCCCAGCTGGCCGACTCGATGGCGGCATCCTTATGCAGGCTAATGGCCAGTTGCAGCCGTTCCCACTCGGCTGCGCCGCCTGCATAGCCGCCGCGTTTGGGGTTGACCAGGTTGGGGTAATGGGCGGCCAGCTGGTCGGCAGCCGCCTTGCCCAGATGTTTGGTGAGCTGCTGGTAGAACACATGCCGCTCGAACAGCACCACCGGGCGTATGGCTTGGGTGAAGCCTTCACCGATGCTCTCGACCTGGGCAACGGTGGCCATGGTGGCCAGCGGTACCGCCAGCAGATCTGCGCCGGCCTGCATGTGGTTGATGGTCAGCTGGTTGCCGCGCTCACTGCCGAGCAGGGCGGCCAGGGTACGCGGGCCCGCCTGACCGATGGCGGCAATCATGTAATCCCGTTGGAAGGCGATCAGCGCCTGCTCGGTTGCCTCACCAAACCAGCCATCTACTGCCAGCGGATAACCGGCGGCGGTGAGGCGGCGTTGCAGGTCGGCCACGGCGGTGCCGGTATCCCCTTTTTTCAGGCTCATGGCTGGTACCTCCGGTAAATATCCCGGGCATGGTCGGTGCTGGACGGTTTGCCCCGGGGCAGCAGGTGGTGCACCGAGCCGCGGGTGTTGAGCACGGCGCACAGCAGGAAGAGGGCTAGCCCGAAGGCGGCCGGATCTGGCACAGGGATGCCGCCAAACAGAAAGCGCAGTGGAATGGAGCCTGACAGCACGCAGAGCAGCCATGCCATCCAGGCGGGCAGGGCGCGATACTCGCCACCTTTGCGGTCAAACAGCATGACCCGCAGGAAGATGGCAGCGCAGATCAGGGCGTAAAGGGCGGTGTAGATAAACACACCGGTTGGAGTGGTCGGGATCATGGTTGCCCCCTTTTGTTAAACAAGGCTTCAAGTAGCCGATCTTGATTGCGCATGATGAGCTGCAGCAGGCGCACCATCATGGCGGAGGCGATCAGCGAGCCGATCGCATTGCTGACCTGGACGCTGGCGGGCAGCAGTACCTCGAGCAGTTGGCAGGTAAAGCCGGCCAGCAGCAGGCCACTGACAAACGAGGCGACAAACAGGGCAATCCGGCGCAGGCGCCCCTGCTCTTCGGCGGCCGAGATAAATAGCACTGCGCCGGTCAGTGCGCCGAGCACCACGGAGGGATCCACCCCGGGCAGGGTGAACAGCAAGGCCAGACCGGTGAGGGTGCTGGTTGCGGCGCTGGAGGAAATCGGTTCTGGCATCGTGCTCTCCTATCGTTTGCTGCCGCAGTGGCGGGCGAGTTGGAATTCGTGGATGGTCTGGCAGTCGGCGCAGCGTTCGCAGCCCCGGATCGCCTCGCGGCGCTCTTGCGGGATCGGGTCGTCGCAGTCGATGCAGTAGTGGGGGCCAGTGCCCGCAATGCGGGCGGCATGGATGCGGGCTGCCAGTTGCTGCTCGCTGATGCTGGCCAGTCGTTCGAGTTCGTCGTCGAGGCGGCTCATGTCGGTGTTCTCTTTTGTCGCATGACAGTCAGTCCCATAGCTGGATCAGCGGCTGTTCGGCCTGAGTGGGGGCCGCTGGCATGTTGATGAGGGTACCGGTCGGCAGGGTGGGGCCGAGCGCTGCCAGACCGGGGTTAAGGTTGAGCACCTGCTCGGTGATGCCTGCGGTGTAGCCGTAGTGACGAAACAGGATGAGATCGAGGGTGTCGCCCTGCAGGCTGCGCAGTTGCATCAGATGAGCTCCACCGTGGTGTGGGTGGTGCCGATGATGTCGCGGATGGCAAAGCGGGCGTCGCGGTAGAGGTCATCCGAACTTATCTCTTTGGCATCTGCCCCTTTGATGCCGTCACCTGTGGCGCTGTAGTCGGTGTAGCGCTCGAGCAGGTTGGCGCGGGTCATGGCGTAGACGGCGCGCCGATAGCTATGCAGGTATGTCGATTCGTCGTTGATGGACTCGGCGGGGACGGCGGCCAGGGTGGCGTGACCTTCACTTTCTCTGGTGCTGCGCCACTGTGCCAGATCCCGGTTGACGCTGGTGATGGCGTCGATCACCGCATGGGTGAGGCGGGCGGTGGTGACGGTGCCATCGAGCCGGACGGTGTCGCGCAGCGCGCAGAGCGAGATGGCCGGCCAGAAGGGGGCGCTGGTGATGTCGCCCTCTTCTGTGGCGGCCGGGGTCGGGTTGGTGGCTAAAAATCCGGTGCTCATGGTGCTCCTGATTTGAGGTGGCGCCGCATGTTGGGCGGTGGTCGGGCCGTCTGGTATGCCGCTGGCATTCGTCAGGCCCGAGCCGCCCAGGGTGCGGGGTTCGCTCGGTTAGCTGGCCTCGCCGGGGGCGGGGTCAGGCTGTTCGGGTGGCTGTGATTCGGATTGGGGCTTAGCGTCTGGCTGCGGTGCCGGTTCGTTGGCGGGCTGTCCGGCGGCGGCTTTCTCCTTTTTGATCTCGCGCATCAGATCTTCCAGCTCTCGCTTGATGCCCACCTTGTCGTGCAGCTCGATGGCGCGGCGGTAGTGGTCGGCCGCTTGCTCCTTGAGCCCTTCGGCATAACAGGCGCGGCCTACCGCCTTGTGCAACTTGGCGCGCACCTGGTCGAAGATGTCGCAGTCAGCCAGCATGTTCATGTAGCTGCTGAGCAATGGCAGGGATGGGCCATTGCCCGCCTCTTGCAGCTTGATGGCGGTGTCGGCCACCTCTTCGGCGATAAGGGTGGGCGCGGTGCGTTCGTACTGGTCAGGGGTATTGAGGCCGTGGCGGATCACGTAATCAGCCATCGGCAGGGCACCTGCCAGATCGCCGGTGTCGAGGTGCCAAAGCATCACGGTCACCATGACGTCATCCTGACCGCCGCGATCGGCGGCCAGCAGGCCATCAATCCACGGTGTGTAGGTGGCCAGCATGGTGCGTTTGGCGTCAATCTTGCGCTCGAGGCTCTGAATGCCCTTGAGGGTGCGGCGGTGCTCGGCCAACTGCATCAGCTGGAGTTCGTACTGGTTGGCGGCGGCGCGATCCTGCTCGGGGTTGGCCGCCCCTTGCAGGGCGGCCATGATGCGGGCGGTGTGTCGTTGTGCAGGTGTCATCGTGGCTCCTTAACCGCCTGCAGGCGCAGGTTTGGCGCCCAGCGTGATGTTTTCTGCTACGGCGATGCAGTCGTAATCCTCGACCACGTAGGCATCGTTGGAGGATTCCCAGTTTACGATGCGGTCGAGGCTCGGCTGCTCTTCCAGGTGGCGACGGCGGCCGCCGATCTGCCAGTAGATGGAGAGGTTGTCGAGGCGGGTGACGATCAGGGTGTCTTCCGGGACGAAGGGAACGCGGATCGCCAGCAGGCCGCCAATCTGCTTCTGGCTCACCAGCACCTGACCGGCCAGCTTGTTCTGGTTGTCCCGGGTCTCGTTGAGGATGGGGAAGTATTTGTCGGCCAGCAGTTTGCGACCGCAGATCACCACCAGATCGGTGTCGTCCTGGTACCAGGGTTTGATCTTGCTGTTGACCAGATCGAACACCAGGGCGTCGAGGTTGCCGTAATCACCCTCTTTGGTGTCGGCTTCACTCTTGGGCTGGTAGATGTAGATATGACCGGTGCCCGCATCCCCTTCGCTCATCACCTGGGCGGGAGCATCATTGCGGGTGTGTTCAATCCAGCCGATGTTGACGTCCTGCAGCATGGGGAACTGGACGCGATCGGTGTCTTTCGCGGCAAGTTTGCCGTTCCAGCCGATCATGATGCGGTCCAGGCCCTGGCGCTTGACGATGGCATCGCGAATGCGGATCTGGAAGTCTTTGAACTTGGCCCAGGCATCAAGCTTGGCGTAACCGATGCTGGTGTCGTAGTTGGTTTTTTCGCACTCGTATTTGGTGTTTTGCAGTCCGGTCGGGTCGAACGGGACGCGGGCCTTGCCGCCACTGGTATCGGTGCGAGAGGCAATGGTGCCATTGATGCCGATGCCGACCTTTTCCCCTTTGAGTTCATCCACCGGCACGATGTTGATCATGCCGAGGAAGTCGACGGACTCCTGCATTTTGGTTTCCAGCTTTTGCTGGATGCTGGGCTCGACACTGAATTGCACCATGGCCGAGCTGACGGCATTCAGGCTCGCCAGTTGGCTGGTGTACTGCTCGAATTGCTGACGGGTATCGTTGCGCATTATCGGGGTCCCTTAAAAATCGGTGTTGGTTGGCTTGGTGCCATCGTCACCGGTGGCAGGCTGGCGCTTGTGGCTGAAATCTTCCTGGCGCTCGAGCTGGGTGGTCAGGTCGGCCAGGGCGTTGGCGGTCTCCGTTTGCCGGGCTGTCAGTTCGTTGAACTTGGTTTGCAGGTCGGTATCGAGGCTGGTCACCTCTTTGGCCACGGCTTCGACGGCCTGATGCACCTCGCTGAAATCGGCGGTCGATTGCTGCTTGTGGCTGGTGAAAATGGCGCTGATCCGTTCCAGCAGGCCCGGGCCTTTCTCCTGCTCATCGTCAAACTCGATGACGGTTTCGAGGGCTTCGGTAAACAGGCATTCCGGATGGTATTTGCGGTCGGCCAGCGGGTTGACCGCGGCTTTGCTGCAGAACTGCAGCATTTCGGTGCCAAGGCTTGCCGGGCTGTCTGTCACGGCCAGCCCCATCATGTAGGCCCCTTTGTCGTTCAGGTTGGGGTGGATCTCGATGGAGGTGTAGACCTTCTGGCGCTTCTTGTTGAGCGCGATCAGCTCCGGCGTCGGGTCAATCTGGACGAACAGGGCCAGCCGCTGTTCCCCTTCGATGGTGACCTCTTCTGTCTTGGCGGCGGTGATGTCGCCGTACATCTTGAACAAGCCGTTGGGGTCGAGGCCCCGGATATGCTCCATATTGACCCGTGCGCCATAGGTGGCCTGGTTGTAGCGCTGGGCCATCTGCTCAATCCATTCGCGGGTGATGGCGCGACCGTCGGTGGTGCCCCCCTCAACCGCAACACGGAAGAATTTGGACTTAGGCATGTGCTGGGATCCCTTTGGTAATTGGGTAGTGATGTCGCGGTTATGGTCTGGGTGAGCGGCGGGATCGTGCAATCCGGGGCCAGTGTGTGGTGGCGCTACACACTGGCAGTGGGGCGTTTGGGGTGGTAGCGGCTGGGTAGACTGGCGCCATGACAACAGCACCCATCATCTTTCCCCATCTCGACCCCAGACGGCAGGCCATGTACCTGTTCTTCCAGGGGTACCCGCTGCGCGCCATTGCCGAGTTGCTGCAAACGCCGGAGGGTACCGTCTCGACCTGGAAGAAACGTGACGGCTGGGAGGACATCAAACCGATAGACCGGGTGGATAGCGCCATCGAGGCGCGCATGATCCAGCTGGTGATGAAGGAGACCAAGAGCGGCGGCGACTTCAAGGAGATTGACCTGCTGGGCCGTCAGCTCGAGCGTATCGCCCGGGTCAACAAGTACAGCAACGGCGGCAACGAGGCCGACCTCAACCCCAAGGTCGCCAACCGCAACAAGGGGCCGAAGAAGGCGCCCGATCGCAACGTGGTCGAGCCCGAGCAGCAAGAACGGCTCATCGAGCGGTTTGAGTCGACCATGTTCGATTACCAGCGGGTCTGGTATCAGGCCGGGCAGGAGTACCGGATCCGCGACCTGCTCAAGTCGCGCCAGATCGGGGCGACCTACTTCTTTGCCTTCGAGGCCTTCATTGATGCCCTGGTGACCGGGCGCAACCAGATTTTCCTGTCAGCCAGCAAGGCGCAGGCCCACATGTTCAAGCAGTACATCATCCAGTTCGCCAAGGAGGAGGGGGTTGAGCTCAAAGGTGACCCCATGGTGCTGCCGAACGGGGCGCACCTTTATTTCCTCGGCACCAACGCCCGCACCGCCCAGAGCTATCACGGCAATATCTACATGGACGAGTATTTCTGGATCCACGGCTTTCTGGAGTTCCGCAAGGTGGCCTCCGGCATGGCGATGCACAAGAAGTGGCGCCAGACCTACATCTCCACCCCTTCCAGCCTTTCTCATCCCGCTTATGGATTCTGGTCTGGCGCCAACTTTAACCGCGGCAAGGCCAAGGCCGACCGGGTCGAGATTGACCTGAGCCACGCCAACCTGTCTGCCGGCAAGCTGTGCGCCGATGGGCAATGGCGGCAGATCGTCACGGTGGAGGACGCGGTGCGCGGCGGTTGCAACCTGTTCGACCTGGATCAGCTGCGCAGTGAGTATTCCGAGGATGAATACCGCAACCTGCTGATGTGCGAATTCATGGATGACACCGAGAGTCTGTTTCCGTTGGCAACGCTGCAGCGTTGCATGGTCGACAGCTGGCTGGTGTGGGAGGACTACAAACCTCACACCTTGCGGCCGCTGGCCAACCGGGCAGTGTGGATCGGTTATGACCCGGCCAAGGGGGGCAAAGGTGACAGCGCCGGCTGCGCGGTGCTGGCCCCGCCACTGGTACCCGGCGGCAAGTTTCGGGTGTTGGAGCGCCACCGCTGGCAGGGGATGGACTTTGACGCCCAGGCCAAATCCATTCGCGCCATCTGCGATCGCTACAACGTCGCCTATATCGGCATCGATACCACCGGGATTGGGGAGGGGGTTTATCAGCTGGTGAAGCAGTTTTACCCGGCAGTCACCGCCATTCAGTACAACCCCAACGTGAAGATGCGGATGGTGATGAAGGCACAGGATGTGATGAACAAGGGGCGGCTGGAGTTTGACAGCGGCTGGACCGACTTGGCCCAGGCGTTCATGAGCATCCGGCGCGCCGTGACCCAAAGCGGCAAGCTGCCCACCTTCGAGGCCAGCCGATCTGATGAGACCAGCCACGCCGATATTGCCTGGGCAACCATGCAAGCCCTGTTACATGAGCCTCTTGAGGGGCAGACCGGCACCAATTCCGGCTTTATGGAGATTTACTGATGAGTGAGCAGATCAACTCGCCTGCCGGTGTGCAGGCGTTTACGTTTGGGGAGGCTATCCCGGTGTTGTCCCAGCGGGAGGTGTTCGATTACCTGGAGTCGATGCATAACGGCCGCTGGTATGAGCATCCCCTGAGCCTGCACGGGCTGGCGCGGGTCTATCGGGCGGCAGTGCATCACGCCTCGGCCATCCAGGTGAAGCGCAATATCTTGCGCGGCTGTTTTATCCCTCATCCGAAATTGAGCCTGGCCGCCTTCACCGGGCTGGTGATGGACTACGAAATCTTCGGCAACGCTCACCTGCAGCGGGTGCGCAACCGGCTGGGTGGCACGCTGCGCTATGACCAGATGCCGGCCAAATACACCCGCCGATCCCTCGACCTTGACCGCTACTGGTGGGTGCCAAGGCCCGGGGATGAGGTGGAGTTGCCCGCCGGTGATGTGGGGCATGTGATGGAGGCCGACGTTAACCAGGAGATTTACGGCATCCCCGACTATGTGGCCAGCCTTAACTCGGCGCTGCTCAACGAGTCGGCCACCCTGTTTCGCCGTCGCTACTACGAGAACGGCAGCCATGCAGGGTTCATCCTACATATCAGCGATGCCCTGCAGAACGAGGGCGACATCACCGCGCTCAAGACGGCGCTGCAAAACAGCAAGGGACCGGGCAACTTTCGCAACCTGCTGCTCTATACCCCGGGTGGCAAGGCGGATTCGGTGAAGCTGATCCCGGTGGCCGAGATTGCGGCCAAGGATGACTTCCTGTCTATCAAGGGGGTGAGCCGGGATGACCAGCTGGCGGCCCATCGGGTACCACCGCAACTGATGGGGGTCGTACCGAACAATACGGGCGGGTTCGGGGATGTGACCAAGGCGGCCCAGGTGTTTGACGTCAACGAGATCGACAGCATGAAGGCAAACTTTGCGCAGTTCAACGAGTGGGCAGGGGAGGAGATAATCCGATTCACCTCCTATCGACTGTCAGATCTGACAGTGCAAAGCTGAAAATCTTGGCTATCTTCAAATCGGAATTCCTCCAAATTCCTCCATGATTTAATTCAAAGCCCCCTACCCAGGGGGCTTTGTTTTGGCTGAGCTCCCATCCTGCCAGAGCGTACCAGTCGCGCTACAGGCCACCCTCGGCCAACCCTTCGTCCATCACACTCCCGAGATCCTTCACGCGCACCTGCGAGCATGAGCGGAGCCTCGAAAGGCCCCTCAACACCCAGCGCGCGCAATCGGGACCCCGCCTCGCCTGCGCGCTTTATGTATTGAAAATCATGCGGGTGAAAGACTAGTTATGGGTATCGGCTCCCTGCGCCAGCACTGGTCGCGGGTGAGAAACAGGATCCTTTTTGTGATCCTTCAGAATCTTTCAGATCCTTTCGTTTTTCGCCCCATAAATGCAATTGGAATACGTGGCCTTCACCGTTTAAAATTGCTCGAAAAAATTTTAAAACATTAGGTTTCCCTAATTACTCTCAGTTCTACCATTAATTTTTTCCCTTTCTCTGTTACATACCAAAATAGGGCGATGCCACCATTTGTCGTACGGCTTTGCTTGACGTGAATCAAACCTAAAGCCTCAAGCTGTATTTTAAATGTCTGAAATTGTTGGTCGTTAATAGTGGAGCTGGAAACATGTCTTACATTTAATTCTTCTAAAATACAATCTTTTATTAATGAGCGGGCGTTAGTGTCATTTGGGGTGTTTTGAATTGACGGTGCAATTAAATTAAATAATTCTCCAATTGTTTTTTCAAATGTCCATGTTCTTTCGTGGTATTCACCAATTAATTTATAATGTCCTGTGAATGTAAAATTGTGATCAAGTCCTGCTAAATTCGGGATGTTGACACTTGAGTAAGACTCCAGTTGATGGCTTAGCTCCTGTATTTTCTTGTTCAGCTCATCATTCTCGTTTTTTACGGAACGTAGTTCTTCCAATACTTCTGATGAGGTGGTTGTATTTCCCCTCACCCAACCTACAGCAGGGTATGCTTTAATCGTCTTGGGTAGGTTAAGGGCAACTAGACTGGGAAGCTCTATTGCGGATGTCCAGAACTTAACAAGCCTATTAGTGCATACCTCATTTCTAAAGTTAACGAGCTTCTCATACAGTTCTGGATTTCTGTCAGTTTTGGAAACAGGTAATTGATCCGGCTCGCCATGGACAAGAGCGATGATTTTCATGCCTTTCTCTTTCGCATAGTGATACTCTTTTTCTGTATAGCTAAGGCCATCATCTACGGATATAGAACCATATCTAGCACCTAATATAAGTAGGTAGTAGTCACAGTCATCAATAATTTTTTTAATAAATTCAAACTGTTCCTCATCCATGGCCGGAAATAGTTCCATTCCAGCTGGAATACAATCCATTTCCATTAGTGTTTGAATTACTTTAGCACGTTCATCCTGTAAATCTGCATATGTTGAACTAACAAAAACCTGATAGCGTTTATTCATATGTCAAAGCTCTCCATCTATTTTTTGTAGAGTACACATACAAAAGAGACCGGTCACGCACTGGAGTGCGGGACCGGTCACATTTACCAACTTTTTGCTGTCGGCAGGCGGTGCAGATGGGGGATCAACCTGTTCCAGTCGCGGTCGCTGTGGGTGGCGGGCTGCACATGGCGGGTCTTGTCGGCTAGGATGCGCTGGGCCGCGGCCAGGGTCTTCGGGTATTCGTGGATGATGGAGTAGTAGGTGCCGGCTTCGCGGTGTTAGGCCACATCGTGCAGGAGAAAGATGCCCCACCATGTAATCGGCGGTGCGCAACAGCACGACACCAATCAACCCACAGTAATGTGGAATAAGCCACAACCTCCACTGCCCTGCAGCACAACACGGCCGGGAGGGTAAAGGGCCTGCACAAGGAAAGGGGCGTTAGTTTCGGTAGGCAACATACACCCGGGATGGTTGTTAGAAGTCCTAGTCAGTAAACGTATGGCCGCAGCTGAGGCACTTGTAGTTGTTGAGTATGAAACTATCAACGGCCTTGCCTGCTGTTCCGCCGACAGTAGCGCCTGCAGCCGTTCCAGCAAGTGCGCCCAAAACGGCACCGGCAAATGTGCCAGTGGCAACTCCAGCAGGACCAGCTATAGCTCCTACCACGGCTCCAGCCTCCGCCCCCGCTGTCGCACCTGCAACTGCAGTTGCACGGGTACCGATAAAGCCAAGGAAACCAGCAGCTGCTCCACCAATCGCAGCCCCAATTCTGGTTGCATAGTTGCGCTTATCAACCTTTGTTGATTCGCAATTTGGACATTTTTGCGCCATTACATTATCTCCATTTGACTGTGCACGCGAGCTGTATCATTCCCTTTCAGGGTGTAGATCTATTTTATGTCCTATTGGAATTGCTCACCGAAAATTGGAATTGTGAGCGATACATTCTGATAAATATGGGGTTGCGCCGCCTGCGTGGTTGGAGCCAAACGTCGCACGGTGATCCGATTTTGGCGCTTTGCTATACTGGTTATCTATACAGTGTATTTCGAGATTGCCAGCATGTTTGTTCAACCCACGCCTGATGCTCCCTTGTTGGAGCTACCCCTTTCTCTCCCCAGTGGCTTGCGGCTTTCCGTCGCCGGCGCAGGACTACACCGAGCAGACCATCGACCTTAACCAGTTGTGCGTGGCCCATCCAGCGGCCACCTACTTCGTGCGGGCGGCCGGTGACAGCATGGTGGATCACGGGATCCGTGATGGCGACCTTCTGGTCGTCGATCGCAGCCGCAAGGCCAGGCATGGCAGCGTGGTGATTGCCGCGGTGGATGGCGAGTTCACGGTGAAGAAGCTGCAGCTTGCGCCAACCGTGGCGCTGCTCCCTGGCAACCCGGCATATCGGCCCATCCATTTCAATGAGGGGCAGGAGCTGGAAATCTTCGGAGTGGTGTCTTTTGTCGTGCATCAGGTGGATACCCCATGAACAAGCGCTGCGCCGTTGCCCTGGTCGACGTGAACAACTTCTACGCCAGTTGCGAGCGGCTGTTCCGCCCCGACTTGAAGGGGCGGCCCATCGTGGTGCTCTCCAACAACGATGGCTGCGTGGTGGCCCGTTCGGCGGAGGCCAAGGCGCTGGGCATCAAGATGGGAATACCCTATTTCCAGGTCCGCCAATTCTTCGAGGCCATGGGCGGGGTCTGGTTCTCCAGCAACTATGCACTCTATGGCGACATGTCGAACCGGGTGATGACCATTCTGGAGGGAATGGCCCCGGCAGTGGAGGTCTATAGCATCGACGAGGCCTTCATCGAACTGAGCGAGTCGTGGGCGGGCGACCTGGTGGCCTATGGCCGCCAAGTACGCGAGCGTGTGCAGCAGTGGACGGGGCTGACCGTGGGGGTTGGCATTGGCCGCACCAAGACGCTCGCCAAGCTCGCCAACTATGCCGCCAAGAAGTGGCCGGCCACTGGCGGTGTGGTGGATCTGCGGGATGAAGCGCGGCGCGCACGGCTCATGGCGATCACCCCTGTGGACGAGATATGGGGCATTGGCCGGCGGCTATCGGCCAAGCTGGAGGCTCAGGGCATCAAGACCGTGGCCGACCTGGTCGCCGCCGACCCCAAGGCACTGCGCCGCCGCTATGGCGTGGTGGTCGAGCGCACGGTTCAGGAACTGCGGGGGATCCCCTGTGCCGAGCTGGAGCAAGAGGCCCAGGCCAAACAACAGATCATCTGCTCGCGCTCGTTTGGGGAGCGCATCACCCAGATCGGCTCCATGCACCAGGCGCTGGCCGGTTACATGGAGCGGGCCGCCGAGAAGCTGCGGGGTGAGGGGATGTGCTGCCGGCATGTGACTTTGTTTATTCGCACCAGCCCGTTCAGCGACCGGGAGCCCTATTACGGCAACCAGGTGAGCACCAAGTTGGCCATGCCTACCCATGACACCCGGGCGCTGCTGGCCCTGATCCCCGAGCTGCTCCCCCGCATCTGGCGCGACGAGCAGCGTTACCAGAAAGGGGGCGTCATGTTGGCCGACTTCACCCCAGCCAGCATGCAGCAGGGCGACTTGTTCGCCGCACAGCAGCAATCCCCACGCAGCGAGGCGCTGATGCAGGTCATCGACAAGATCAACCAGGGACGGCTGGGGAAGGTCTACTTTGCAGCCCGCGGCCGGGATACTCGAGAGTGGATGATGAAGCGGGAGCAGCTAAGCCCCCGCTATACCACCGCTCTCGGCGAGTTACCGGTTGTGAAGTGAGTTATTTGATATCTATCTTTGCCAGTGCACAGGCGCCGAAAGAGATACGACAAGTTGGTAACCTTGTCTTTTTCCCATACCCAAAGTCCCTCAGCCAAGAGTGTAGAATGTTCACACCACTATACATATCAGCTTTACGTGTGGATACTAATGGTAGTGAAAGACTGGTGACAACATATTGTTCCTTGTACTTATTAATAATCATTATCTTCAATCCATAAAAACAAGAAAAAGCTGTCATAAAGATGTGTGATATTAATGCCTTTAGATAAAGGCATGGTAAGATGTATTAACTCAGATGGCATCATTTTCAGTAGTTGTGTTTTTTTGTTAAAAAAAGGGGCTGGGTGTGACCAAAAACGCTTTTGATTTTTCTAAAGAATATGAGTGGACAGGAGAGTTTTATTTTAAAAATTTCTCTCATCGTTTTTTTGGTAAAGTAACTTACTCATCAGAAAAAGGCTTGCACCTTCATTATACGGCGCCATCTACGGAGGATGAAATAGAAAAAACTCGCACAGGAAAAGTCCTTTATGCAGCCTTGGATAATGGGCGTCTATGTACTCTTTTTGGTGATTTTAATTTTGGTTATGCAGGACTTAGATGTAGTGATATTAACACTCACTATGGTGTTTTTTCTGTGGCTTTTTGTATTTTTGGCGGGCATTTATCAGAAGATGCTAAATTTGACGAGGTTTGTTTTGAGTTTGATAATACTCAAGAGTTTTTCTTCCCGGCAGGATATGTTGACCATATAAAATTTAATAAGGAAGCTTTGTATAAAGTTGTAGTGCCGGATGGCGTCATTAGTGTCGAAAATGCTGCAAAATTTAAATATTTACCAAATGACCTAAGAGGTGCATTGTTTTGTGAGAATGAGCAAGCATTGAATGATCTTCAGGCTGCCTGGGATAAAATAAGAGAAGAGTATAAAAATGTTCTATTAACATTCAAAACTGAGCTAAGTTATTATTTTCGGCTTAAGAAAAATAACAATGTGCCAATAAAAGAATTGCTCCGTGAGGTTTTTAGAGTTTCAGATTTGCTCTCGTTGTTCTTCGATCGACCTGTTTACGCAAAAGAAATAAAATTTATAGAGCGTGCAAACCCAAATGATGTAAAAACCCTTCCTGTTTTGGCTAGCATGGCGATAAACAAGAGTACTTTAAAATTGGCGCAAAGCAAAGTTCATCATTTGCACCTCCCGCTGACAACTAGAACTGTTGATTTGGAAAAAGCTTTGATGAAGTGGTATCAAATTGATGACAGCCATTCTTCTATAGTATCAATAATTCAACATGAAACAGGTTATAGAACTGAGCATGAAACAAACAGTGAATTAGTATTGTTTGCTACTCAACTTGAATCAATTAATATTTCCTTAAGCGGGAAATCTATTGAGAAGTATACGAAGCCAATAAATAAATATGGCAGTGATTTATTGATTGATAGACTAAGAAATGCGTTGCAAGTACAAAAACATGATTGTTATGGAAAAAAACTAGCGGATCTTAGAAATGAAATCGCACATGTTGGTAGGCCAAAAACATTATTAAAAGCAATAGGTCATTATCAACGCATGGTTATAAGTCGTTGTTTAAAATTAATTATACAATCGTACTTGTTGAGTATGCTTGGTATTGAAGATGTTCATATTAAAGAATATCAAAAGCATAATTTACCAACTAATGAAGGTTGATTTATATGCGACGCTGGTTTTAGGCCAGCGTTTATTCTATGATAAAAATCATAATCACCAATATTTACCATCAGTTTTTTATCTGTTCACCACTGTTCTATCGACTGGCTGTCTATTAAATTGACACTAAAATATATATGGTGTTTATTTTTTTTGTGGTTAGTATTGATGACGTATTGTTTGTTCTATAAAATTCCGTCAACGGTTTAACTCTATCAGTATTACTGTATACATAGATTCTCCTGTCATCTGTTATAACCGTTTAGTCCCCGCTCCACTCTAGCGAATCCAGCCCCTCCAATACCTTCCACATCTCTGACTGATAGGGCTCCGGCAGCATTTCGATCCAGCGGTGCGCCCCGGCGTGGCCTTGTGCCTGGTAGACCTCGCCGCACAGTTCAACCAGCATCGGCCAATCCTGATCCCCTTCCGGTACCGCGTACTCATCCGGCTGGTTCTGTTCTGCTGGTTTCTGGCCATCTGGCAGCCAATCTGGTTCGCTTGGGAGTGCGCGACCTGACTGCAGCTGGCCGTTCTCCAGCCAAAGGGTGAAGCCGTCTGTGCTGACACTGGATCCAGCCCGCAATCGGTCGATGGAGAAGGGCGATAACCCCCATTGTTCCCTCATGATCTGGTCTGCGAAGGCCTCAGGATCCGGCCGCGTACAGTTATTGTCAGAGCTCCAAGGTGCCGGGCTGTCGCCCGTCTTAACCCCAACCCCCCTCGCTGCAGCCTCGGCGGCTTTCCTGGCTTCATGGGTGCCGGCGGGCACAATTTCCCACCCTTGCAGGCGGGTCTTGATGCCCAAGCGAGCGGAGGTAATGCCCATCAGGCGCTTGATGTCTTCGCCATAGCAGTTGGCCTGCTCCTCGATGAGGTGGGCCAGCTTGATGGGGTGTTCGGCACGGGTCGCCAGTGCGCCGCCCATGGCGTGCAGGTAGCAGCGGAAAATGCCGTTATCAGCGGCAAATCGGGCTGCCTCAAAGCGCGGGTCTTGCAGTACTGGCTTGGGTGGGCCCACCAGATCGGCATGCTTCTTGGCGTTGCTGATGCGGCGCAGCTCGCGCCATACCCCTACCGGGGCGCCGCCGATCTGCTGGAAGGTGCGAATGCCCCACCAACTGGCCCAGGCCACGGCATGCAGGGCACCCTCATCGGCGGCGGTACCGGCCTCCTCGTCATCGTCCAGGTAGGCGCCGTCGATGTTCTTGGCAATATATTTGGCGATGTAGCCCGCGGCATCCCCCTTGGCTGGGTCTATCTCTTTCCAGTCAAAGCGGGGAGTAAAGTCGGTAAAGGGTGGGGCGCCCTTGATATCCCGTACCAGCTCTTCGTGGTCATCGGTCAGGGCATAGCGTTGCAGGATGCCGATCACCCGGTTGCGATCTTCCGGGCGCATAAATAGCAGCAGGTGCCAGTGCGGGGTGCCGTCGTGGTGAGCCTCGCAAACGCGAAATCCATAAACGGGGGCGTTCCACCGTTTGAGGGCGGCTCTTGCACGGCTCCAGAGTTTGGCCAGATAGGCGCAGGTCTCTCGCGGCGTAGCCCCTTGATAGCGTTTGTTCTCTACCGCTTTGCCATTGTGCTTTTGTGTCCAGGCATGAAAGCGGCTAGGGGCTGTCCAGGTGAAGAAGACCCCCACATGACCCTGCTCCTCGGCATAGTCATTGAATCCCCGAGCACGCACCATCATTTCGTTGCGGCGGTTCACCGGGTTGGCGTTGCTGGCCTCCCAGCAATCCTTCATCGACACGACCAGGTCATACTGCCCGTTGACCACTTCCGACTCGGCCAGCCAGCGTATCATCGCCCGCTTGCGTTCGCGCACCACCTTCATGGTGGCGTTCGATACATAAGCCGACACGCCCTTGCGTACCTTGCCCAGCAGAATGTTGATCTGCTCCTGCAGCCGATCCCAACAGCGGTTGACGCGCTTCTCCCACCACTTGGCAGAGAGCAGGCGCACCAGCACGCTCAGGATCCAGTTATCCCGCATCTCGTCGGTTTTGAACTTCGGCAGCTCGCCGATAAATCCCCACTGGTCGGCAGGCTGGCGCATCAGCTCCCAGGTCTGCAGCAGATCCGCTTCGGCACCTTCTTTGATGCTCTGTTCGATGTGCTTGTAAATGGCTGCGGTCTGGTTGGCAAACTGGTGGGCAATCTGTTTGCGGCCGGAGTCATCGCGCATCTGTTTTGGATCGACCGGGATGGTCTGGAGCTGCATCCGCACCCACTTGGTTCGCTCCCTCAACCAGATGTTGGCGGAGCGGCAATGGGTAAAGCTGCAATCCTTGCGGCGGCGGATGTACTGCTTGAACAGGTTCTTGGTCAACTCGGTGGAGAGCCCATCGAGCAGTTGCATGGCCCAGATCAGGTCGTACTGGCCGCGGTCACCAGCAAAAGCGGCGTCAAAGTTGACGCCGGGCAGAGAGTTGCAAAGGGTATCGATGCGCTGCCGCAGTGTTCTTTTCGACAGCGGCAGGCGTTTGGTCTTGCTGGTCATGCAGAGAGATAACCGGATAGCTGTTTGATGCGGAACTGGCAGCCACGAACGCTCATTTGGGCATGCTCTTTTAATCGGCGGGCGGCCGCACATTGGCGTAGCAACTGTTTGATGCTGGCGTGGGGGCGGGCAGGTAGTCGGCGCGCATGGGCCAGCTCTCGCTGATAAAGACGCAGCCGTGCCGCGTCTTCCCGGTAGGTGGCTTGCCAGCGATCTTGCAGGAGCGTGAGCTCCCATTGCAGTCCATGGCTCATTTGATGATCTCCCCCTGTCCATGCAGTGGTGCGCACTCGGCCCACCACTCGGCAATTTCCCGGGCTAGTGCCAACTCCAGATTTGCAGCGGCCAACCAGTAGACGGTGCGCATTGCGCCCAGCGCCAGCAGCTCTGCCACCTGATCCCGGTTGCCTCTGGCATCGCTGCCCGCAGCGATAAACTCGGCGCGGGCGGCAAACCAGTGGGTGGTCAGCTGGCTGACCGGTGTGGTGGGTTGCATATGTGCAGGGCCGGTTTCGCTCTGCTCTTGTTGGGCGTCCAGCTCAAACAGTTCGAAGTTGCTCATCGCATGCCTCATCTATTGCCTGAAAGTCCGGCTCATCGATGGCGATATGGCCCGCCTCGATGCGGATTGAGATACCGAGTTCACCACCACAGCAAAGCGGGGCTGTCGGCAGCAGTTTCGATTCGTTCTGGGCCAGCCACTCTTTCAGGCTGGCCAGGGTGAACAGCGTGGTGCTCATGCCTCATCCCCCATCACCAAATCGTCATCGAGCAGATCCGCAGGCTTGCTGGTCACCACCAGTTGCACCTGGATGTATTCATCCCCCGAGTAGAGTGCGCCCAAGGCGATGCGGTTATCCTCGGCGCGTGCGGCAAACATCTCGGCCAGCAGACCCTCGATCACCTTGGGTGCTTGGTTGGCAATCTTGATGGCGTCACTCATGGACGGGCCCTCCGGTTGAGGTGGTGAAACAACTGGTGCCAGCGCAATGATTGCTGCGCCTGGACTAACAGGGATTTGCCCTCTGACCCCCGATAGGTAAAAGAGGCAGGGCGAGCTTTGGCGGTCAGCCGTTGTTGAAGGCGCGGCAACTCGGCTAGCGCCTCCTGTTGGGATATGGGGTGAAAGATCTGTCTCATGGCTGCACCTCCGGCGTGGCGATGCCAGTCAGTAACCAGTCGATGTGCCGTTTTAGCTCCGGGTGGTTGGCAATCAGCAGGAACAAACCGCCGCCAATCTCGCGGTATCCCAGCTCGTAGTTCTTGAGCGTGGTGGGTGGAATACCCAGCAGGTCGGCAAACTTCGGGCGGCTCAGCTTCAACTGTTCCCGCAACTGGCGCAGACGCTTGGCGGCATGGTGGTTGAGCAGATTGATTTGGGTCGGTTGTGCGGTCATGGTCAGGCTCCTTGTTGAGGTGTGCAGGGGTTGATGCAGCTGAACAGAGAAGCCCAAGCCAGTGCGGTGGAACGCTCGAGCAGCGCCACACCGTCCGGGTGTTGGCTAAGACGGGTGCCATAGCGGCCCGTCAGCTTGCGTTGCTGGATGCGAAGGTTGCGCAGGGCGCAGGGGATCGCTAAAGTTGCCATGTCGACTTCCTCATACGTTGTTGATAAAGGCCCGCTTGGAGTTGCAGCTCCGTTAAGCGGGCTTTTTAGTGCCCGATGGGTCTCGGGCCTTCTTGGCCAATCTGGCCAGCGACATGCACCGCATGATCCAGTTGCTGGCGTTTGGCCTGTTCTCTCTTCTTCCGCTCGGCCAGTTCTGCTGGCATCACCTTCACCGATGGGTGCCACACCTTCGGATCACACCCGCTGTGAAACAGCGACTGATAATCCAGCGCAATCACCGCAAGGCGGATCGCCTCACGCTGCTGATAGGGCAGGGCTGAGAGGGTCGCCATCATCAGCGAATCCCACGGCTGGCGGGCGATGGTGCAAATGGCGACGCGCTTGGTCTTGGGCGCATTAAGCCAATCACCGTCGAGGTTTGAACCCGCCCGGTTGAGGTGCTCGCGCAATAGCGCAATGCCGGCGGTATTCATCAACACCTGCTCCTCGGCGGTCAGACCGGCGATGTTGCGGGGTTCGTGTTGGGTGTGTTGCATGCTGGTTTCTCCTTCACCTGGGCGCAGAATCTGGCGGCCAGTGAGGGGATCACTGGGCCACCTCTTTCACCCTGCGCGGGACAATGGGCAGCACAATGGCCGGATTGGGCATGGCACTGGGGCTGATGGTTGCGATGATTTCGAACCCCGCCTTGAAGGTGTGGCCGCAATCCACATTGCTGCATTGATAAGTGGCGATGCCGCAAAGCGGGCTCATCCGGATGGATGTGCGAGTGCTGGCACGGGCACCACAGTGGGGGCAAATCAGTCTCATGGGTTCTCCTAAGCCCCGGCCGCCATGCGCGCCATATCCAGCGCACAAGACAGAGAGGGAATGGCTTGGTATTTGTGCTCGATCTCGGTGATCAGTAGGGCGAGGTTGCCCATGGCTGCCGTTGCAGCACCGACCAGTGCATTGCGCTGCCCTTTGGTGACGCGGCCGCTCTCCACCACTGTCAGCGCCTGCGCACCGAGTCCGGCCACCTTGGCCGTGGTGTCAATCACCTGATGGGCCAGGCTAGGGCCCTTCTCCCGCTCGGGGATGGCAATGGCCGTCAGGCCACAGCAGAACAAGGCGCCATCGAAGAGGGTTTCATCCCCCTCACTCGCTTGGGTGATGGCAATCAGCTCGACTACGGTCAGCTCGTGGGGCTGGTCGGGGTTTAACTTGTTGCGCAGGGTCTGCGGGTTAATGCCTGCCTTGTCGGCGAGTTCGGCCACGTTGTGGTTCGCCGCAAAGCGCTGGCAGGCACTGACCCAGTGAGGATGTTTGCTGCATGTTTGTTCAAACATGGTCTTCATCCCGCTGCTTGCGCGACACTCTTGGTGTGCGTACAGGTTTCGAAATGGGTTCCAGACCCGGTTGATTCATGGCCTGCTGGGTGTAGAGCACCAGGTTGATCAGCACTTTTTCAGATCGGCCTTGCTTGGGCATGATTGGAATGCGCCCGGCACGCACGTAGTTTTCAACCGTGCGCTGGGTCAAACCGGTCCGCTCGGAGAAGCTCTCGACCGTGCAAACCGGGGTGTCTATGTGGATAGGGGCTATGATCATGAGTGCCTCCTGTTGCTTAAGTTACGCGCTTCCTTGCGCAGTTTGAGTCTGTTCGGCTTTCAATTTGCCGCCAGTCAGTACTTCGATTTGGTAGGCTCGGCCCTTCGGGATTTTTTCAGCCCACTTGCTGACAGCTACATGTGAAATTCCCAGTGCTTTCGCGGTTGCTGTTACCGTGCCGAAGTGCTCTATCACTTCAGATTTTTGCATTACTCACCTCTCTTTCCGTTCCATAAGTGTCGGAATGAGGTGAATGTAACTTAAGGGTCGATTTAAGATCAAGCAGTTTCGTTGCTTTAGTTACGGTGTGGGGTGGTAACTTAGGTTTATGGAAACTATCAATGACCGGATATCTGCACGCAGACGCGCGCAGAAAATGAGCCAAGACGAACTTGCTAAGCGAATCGGGATTACCCGCGTTTCAATCAGTAAGTGGGAATCTGGCCTGAACCAGCCTAAAGGCCGTTATCTGAACGATTTGGCCGAAGCGCTGGGGGTAACTGTTGACTGGCTTTTGACAGGGAGTGGGGATACACCTGAGCTAGCTGAAGAACAGCCTATTCCTGGTTATCACAACGTCGAACCGGCGGTAATGCTGCCTGGCAAGCGGATCCCGATTCTTAGTTATGTCCAAGCGGGCAACTGGCGCGAAATGTGCGAGCAGGCCACCACCTTCGATGGCAACGTTGAGTTCGTATCTGCAAGCGGCGAGATCGGCCCGTTTGGCTTTGGCCTTTGGTTGCGTGGAGATTCGATGTTGCCGCAGTTCAAAGAGGGGGATCTGATCATTGTTGACCCCGACGAAGCGCCGCAGCCCGGGGACTACGTGGTGGCCAAGAACGGCAGCAATGAGGCAACTTTCAAAAAGTACCGGCCCCGTGGCATCGACGAGAACGGGCAAGAGGTGTTTGAACTGGTCCCCCTCAACGAGGATTACCCCACCATGCACTCCGATCGACAACACATCCAGATCATCGGTGTGATGGTTGAGCACAGAATATTTAGAAAAAGACAAACAGGGCGCTAATGCGCCCTGAATTTTTTGGGGATTGATATGGATATTAGGTACATTATTTATGTAAATGCCAAAGGTGAAGTTAAATCTTATGAGCTTGAAGATATTAGTGAGAATGATATTTATATTCAGGCTGTTCATGATGGAAAATTAAAAACTTTCCGTCAGGATAGGGTTTTATTTGAAGGGGAGGATGTTGTATCTCTGGAAAATGAAATTCAACATTTACTCAAGTCTGGCCATATTGAAGTGCAAAAACCAAAAGTTAAGGCATTGCTTGAGGTTTGTTTTACCGGTTTTTCAAAAAAGGAAAAAGATGAGTTAGTTCAATTGGCTGAATCTATGCAATGTTTGGTTAGGAAAAGTGTTACAACAGACTTAGATGTTCTTTGTTATGGTGATAATGCAGGACCTTCAAAGATGAGGGATGCTAGAAACAAAAGTGTATTGGTAATCAACAAGGTAGAGTTTATTTCAATGCTTAATACTGGTGAAATACCAAATGAATAATTTAAGCTGTCTGTTTGACTGGAAGTAAATACTAATATGATGGTCAGGGTGAAGAATGAGTAACACGTTTTCTGATATTTCGGTTGATTCCTTTGTAGAACTATGTAACGAAATTACGATTCCGCCCTTTGAACATGGGTATTATTCTCTAAGCGATATATATAGAAATGCTTTAGTTAAAGCAGAAGAAGATAAAAATGGACTTGCCGACGCACTGAGTCTCATCTATGAAATATGCTCAATGACATTGTCTCCATCCAGTACTAATGACGTCTTTAGACCATACCTACAGCTTGAATCTAAGCGTTCGGCAAGTGTTGATGACTTTTCAGCTGAGCAACTAGGATTTATTAGTGAAGTCTACGATAAAATACATGAACCTTTACTTAAGGCTAGACTCGCTGATTTACTTTGGTATATAGGGAAACCTAGAAATAGAAAGTATGTGGATGACGCAATAGAAAGTTACATTAATATAGCGATCAATGAAAATACCTGGTCGATATATGTGAAAGATTGCTGGTCCAGAGCAATTGGCTTAGCTAGGCAAGTAAGAGCCACTTCAATAATTTCTAAGATAGAAGGCTTTTTATATGAAGCATTTGAAAATGACTATCAAAATGCTTCATACATGAAGCTATGGCTCGCTGAAACAATAATTGAGCATGGTTTGTGTGAAAATCAGATAGGTGTTATAGCAAGTGTCCTTTTTGAATGTGCTCAATCATGTTTGATAGCAAAAGAATATATTCAATCTAGGCAGTATTGTCTGCTTGCAGAGAAGGCATCAAGGTACTCTAACGATACGGAGTTGTTGTTAAAAGTATTGATGGTTCACGCTGAAAGCTACGAGTGTGAAGGTGATGCCAAAAGCTCAGTTCAGATGGTTGCAAATATTTTTTATACAGATGCTTTGCAAGCTTATCGACGAATACCAGTAAAGCATAGAGAGCAGTTAGGTGTTGAAGAAAGAGTTCAATCCATAAGAAGGAAAATAAATGAGTCTGGTGCTGCGGCTCTAACTGAAATGGGGACTTTTAAATCTCCCAAGATTAATATTTCGGAAATTGCAAAAAACGCAGAGAATCATGTTAAAGATAAAAATAATATAGAACTTGCATTGATGTATTTCGTTGGCTTTTCAATAACTAATTATTCCGAAAGCAGAGAACAAGCATTAAAACAAATTAAAAAATACCCCCTTAGCAATCTGTTCTCATCGAGCTATATGTCTGTAGATGGAAGAGTTATAGCCAAAACTCCTTCATTTAACTTTAATGGCGATGATAGTGAAATTGTTATTCATCATAAGATGATTCAGAATTTCAAATACGCTATTCCACTACATGTTAAAGGCTGTATTATTCCCGCGCTTAATCAAATACTATCTGAGTATCGTATTACAAGAGAGTTTTTAATTAAAGTGTGCGCACTTTCACCAATAATTCCTGATGGGCGAGAGGAATTAATGGCAAGCGCTCTTTGGTTTGGCTTTGAATATGACTTTTCAAGTTGCATTTATATTTTGGCTCCACAGGTTGAAAACATTGTTAGAGTGCTTTTTAAAAGTAACGGAGTTAATACATCAAATGTTGATAGAGATGGAATTGAAACTGAATGTGGGTTGTCAACATTGTTAAATAATCCTTCCGCTGAGAATATCCTTGGTAAAGATATATTGTTTGAACTTCAGGCCGTGTTTACCGAGTCCGTGGGCATTAACTTAAGGAATGAGGTCGCGCATGGGTTGTTGTCTGATCAAGAATCAAACTCTCAGTATTGTGTTTATGCTTGGTGGATGATTTTGCGTATGATAATAAAATCTCTGTATCACTTGAAATAGTGTGTAGTGGATTGTGGAGTATATCTGGAATGTTTTGTCATCTTTAGAGATATTAAATAAATGACAGTAAGAAAACAGACATCCGGTAAGTGGCTTACAGAGATTTATCCAGAGGGGCGCCCAAGCAAGACAAACCCTACTGCACCAAGAGTGCGCAAGCAGTTTGCTACCAAAGGTGAGGCGCTAGCGTTCGAGCGTTTTGTGCTGGACCCAGACAAGGGCAAACCTTGGTTAGAGGGGCAGGGGGAACCAATCGATGGCCGACGACTCTCCGATCTGGTCGAACTCTGGTTTGGTCGTCATGGACAGAGCCTGCGTGATGGCGAGGCCCGCAAATCCAAGCTGTTGACGGTGTGTCACTATCTCGGTGATCCGCTGGCGGTCAACTTCACCGCTCGTGACTTTGCCGCTTATCGTGAAGCAAGGCTATCGGGCGATATCACCGACCGGCGCGCCATCAATCAGGAGAAGCAAGGCGTCACCCCCAATACGGTGAACCGCGAACACGCGTACCTGCGCGCGGTATTCAACGAACTGAAAAGGCTAGGGGAGTGGCAGAGTGAAAACCCCCTCGATGGGCTGAGGGCCTACAAGGTGGCAGAGGCCGAGCTGGCCTTCCTCTACCCCGACGAACTCAAGCGCCTGCTGGCCGCCTGCGCCGAGAGCCCCAACCCCGATCTATTGTTGGTGGTGAAACTCTGCCTGGCCACCGGCGCACGCTGGTCTGAGGTGGAAGAACTGACCCAGTCCCAAGTATCCCCAAACCGCATCACCTTCACTCGCACCAAGAGCAAGAAGAGTCGCAGCGTGCCTATCAGCCCAGAGCTCTACGCCCAGTTGCCCAGAAAGCGCGGCCGCCTGTTCAGCGACTGCTATCGCGCCTTCGAGATGGTGGTCGAACGTGCTGGGCTAGAGCTGCCCGCCGGGCAGAATACCCATGTGCTGCGCCATACCTTCGCCAGCCACTTTATGATGAACGGCGGGAACATTCTGGTGCTGCAGAAGATCTTGGGCCACTCCACCATCGCCATGACCATGCGATACGCCCACTTTGCCCCTGATCACTTGGAGGATGCTATTCGTCTAAATCCTCTTTCTGTTTGTGGTTTAGAATAATCTGGGTAGGGTGGAGGCTGAGGGGTTCTGATGAAGGGAACTAGGTCTGATATCGAGTTGTGTGAAGCCCTCTCAGGGTTTTTCGTGGATAACGAAGTGGACTATCGCTACATCGCCAAAGTAGCCAAGGCATTTCCAATAGAGCATGTGGAAAAAGCCCTGTTCGAATGGGTTGCCCCTGTCTGTTACACCAAGATGTTGACTCCTGTCCCTGAGATTTGGAGCGGCTTTGAGAGGGATCGGCTTTGGCTTGATATCCAGGCCCTGCTGAAAGAAGAATCCGAAGCGGGTCTTCTTAAGAAAACCACCATCAACTTGCGGCAGTTTTATCTGCGTCGGGAGTATGCCGAGGAGTGGGGAAAGCTGCAGAGAATGCTGTCAGGTGGGGGCTGAAAGTGGCGACAAAGTGGCGACAAAATTTTAAATGGGTGGTCATTTTTGGTTGTCATTGGTTAACTAACTCTTTGATTTTTATGTAAGTACTTGTTTTATCATGGGGCTGAATCAGATTTAAAATCCCTCGACGTTCGCGTCGTGCCGGTTCGATTCCGGCCTCGGCACCATTAAAATCAAAGAGTTACGAAAGGCCACTAGAAATAGTGGCCTTTTTCTTTTTCCTCCGAATCCACATTTGATCCAAACAGGTGTTGTCCGGTAGAGCCTCCGGCGTTTAATTGCCAGTTCAAGCTCACTATCAGGCTTGCCACCCCCTGACTCGGTGGGGAATACAGATCGAGAACAAGGGATACAGCGGTCAGTCTGAATATTTCCTTGTCACGTAGCGGCTTGCTCATAAGACCTGCTGAATGACGTCAGTTTGAGGCTCTTGAAGTGTCAGGGAACGCGGGGCGATTAGCGTTGATATATTGGGTGTTTTTATACCGTTAGTGACAGATGGATGCGGTCTGTTAAAAAGGGCGAGATCGTTCAGATCTTGCCCTTTTATATCAATATATCCCGTCATCTTTCTATCGGATCAGGCTCCCTGCTCCGGGTGGGCGTCCGGGATCAGCGGATCGGCTTTGCGGCGGCGCAGCAGGCGTACCAGCGGGGGCAGGGTGATCACTGCAATGGCCAGTACCAGCAGGGTCTGGCTGATGCCGCTGCTCCACAGGATGGCGGTGTCGCCATTGCTGATGGAGAGGGCGCGGCGCAGGTTCTGCTCCAGCATTTCACCCAGCACGAAGCCCAGAATGAGCGGTGACATGGGGAAGTGCATCTTGCGCAGCAGGTAGCCAAAGACCCCGAGGGCCACCATCAGCAACAGGTCGAAGGTGGTGCTGTGCACCGCATAGACTCCCACCGCCGAGACGCTGGCGATGGCGGGCACCAAAAACCAGAGCGGGATGGAGAGCATGCGGGTAAAGAGCCCCACCATGGGGATGTTCATCACCAGCAGCATGACGTTGGCCAGCAAGAGGGCGGCGATCAGTCCCCACACCACATCGGGTTGTTCGGTGAACATGGTGGGGCCGGGGGTGATGTTGTAGAGGGTCAGTGCCCCCATCATCACCGCCGTGGTGCCCGACCCCGGCACCCCCAGGGTCAGCATGGGGATAAAGGAGCCACAGGCCGACGCGTTGTTGGCCGCCTCCGGTGCGGCCACGCCGCGAATGTCCCCCTCACCGAATTTGGCATTCGGCCCCGCCAGTCGCTTCTCGGTCATATAGGTGATGGCACTGGCGATGGTGGCACCGGCACCGGGCAGAATGCCGACGAAGAAGCCGATGGTGGAGGAGCGCAACATGGTGCCGGTGCAATGGACCAGCTCCTTGAAGTTGAACAGCATCCGCCCGGTGGTGCGCACCAGCTTGCCGCCACCACTGGTGTGCTCCAGCATCAGCAGGATTTCGCTCACTGAGAAGAGGCCGATCACCACCACGATAAACTGCACCCCGTCCGAGAGGTGAACGCTGTCGAAGGTGAAGCGATAGACGCCGGTGTTGGCATCCACCCCGACGGTGGCGAGCCCCAGCCCAATCAGCGCCGCCATAAAGGATTTGAGCGGGTTCTGGCTCATCATGCTGCCAAGGCAGGCGATGGCGAACACCATCAGGGCGAAATACTCCGCCGGGCCGAAGGCCAGTGACCAGCGCGCCAGCGCCGGGGCGAACAGGATGATCCCCCCGATGGCGAGCATGGAGCCGACAAAGGAGCTGACCGCCGAGATGGAGAGGGCCACTCCCGCCTTGCCCTGCTGGGCCATGGGGTAGCCATCCAGCGCGGTCATGATGGCGGCGGCATCCCCCGGCACGTTGAGCAGGATCGAGGAGATCCGCCCGCCATACTCGCAACCGATATAGACGGTGGCGAGCAGAATAAGCGCCGATTCGGGGGGCAGTTTCAGGGCAAAAGCCAGCGGCAACAGGATGGCGACCCCGTTGATGGGGCCAAGGCCCGGCAGCAGGCCGACCACGGTGCCGACAAAGCAGCCGATGAGGGCAATCACCAGATTCTCCGGGGTGAGTGCCACCGCAAAGCCCTGGGAGAGGTACATCCAGGTATCCAT